TAGCCTCAGCCAATATATTCTTCATCACTGAAATAGTTCTTAGGCTGTTTCCCTCAGCCACAATGATGCTCTGGTTGATAGAGCTGAAGTTCTTTAGGATTGCAATAGTAGAGTCAGATAGTTTCATAATAAATTAGTAACCTAGGGGCGAATGTGTTTCTGTTGCTTCCTCTGTAAAGGGAAGGTCAGCAAAGTGATATAGAAGAAAAGCGTAGTGAATTACCTTGAGGAGGTCCTTGGGGTTCTTACCATTCTTCTTACCAAAGCGAGAAGCGTACTTGATGATGTTGGCTCGGCAGAAAGCTTCTGCATCACCGTTGCTGTCGATCAAGTCTAGTGTCTGGATCTTCTGATCTCCACCAACATAGTGACCACTATAGGTGGATGAGAGATAGGCTTCTACTTCACGTAGAATCTTACCTTCATCATACTTCCAGAACGTATTGTCTTTCACATTGGTCTCCTTTTGGTAGTCGGGGGTAATAACTACCTCTTGAGTGCGGGGGTTGGGGGGTAGTTCGTTCATCTCTTCTAATAGTTCAGCTACAAATGCCCAGGCATTCATGGAGTTTCGGGAGGTTCGGTCTTATTATAGCACGTTCTAGTGTGCACTGACAATCGGATCCTCCTCGTTTACTGGCAGAGAGTCTCCCCCATCTTCTCCCGCGGGATTGAAGTCGGCATCGATCTTGTCGTAGAGTTCCATAAAACCTTGCTTGGTCTCGTCATCAAAGCGGTTGAGGCAGATAGTGACCGCCTTTGCCTTATCCCCAAAGATGCTGTAAGCGCGGATGATATGGACTAGACGACGAGTAGAGATAACCTCATCGATACCACCATCATTGAAGGTCTTGCGAATAAGATCACCCCAGTCAGCTAGATACTTACAAAACTGTTCATCATTAACCCCTACACTCTCCGCATACTTGACGAGAAGTTTGGTTTCAATAGAGGGAGAAGGATAGTGCTGCTCAAAGGTGATGGGAAAGCGCTCCAGGAAAGCCTCATTCAGTACATTAGTACCAATAAAACGCCCATCGTCGGATCCTTTTCCCTTGGTGTTAGCAGTAGCAATGACATTAAAGCCAGGAGCGGGTTGGATGTACTTACCCGTCTTCTTCATAAACACACCTTTGCCCTCAAGGATGGATTGGAGGCAGAGGATTTTATTTGAAGCAAGGTCAATTTCATCGAGTAGCAGGATTGCTCCTCTTTGGAGTGCTTCAACGACAGGTCCGTTATGCCAGACAGTTGCCCCATCCATAAGACGAAAGCCACCAATAAGATCATCTTCATCAGTTTCAATAGTAATGTTTACTCGAATCACCTCACGCTTTAGTTGAGCACAAGCCTGCTCAACTCCAAAAGTCTTCCCATTACCAGAGAGACCAGTAATGAAGGTGGGGTAGAACATTTTAGACTTGATAATCTTTTTCAAGTCGGTAAAGTTACCAAAGGTGACAAAGTTAGGATCCTTGTCAGGAACTAGGTTTCTCTCTCCCACAGGCTGAGCAGATGGTGCTTCAACAACTCGCTCAAGCTGCTCCTTGGCTTTGGAAAGCTCAAGGTTCCACTTGCCACGACCCACCTTGTAATCATCAAGGCGCCGAGTGGCGGTGGGATAAGCAATACCTTTCTGGGCACAGTAGGCGCGTACATCGGCACCACTAATTTCTGAACCATATAGAGAACGAAGCTCGGTGATCATCTGTTCGGTGGTCATGATGAGTTTGCGGGGCATGGGTGATTTGCTTTGTTGAATATAGTATAACAAAAAAAAGAGGCTCGGCTGAGCCCCGTAGACAGTTGGGTGATTGGTCAGGCAATCAGTCCGATAAAGTCACCAAGGATCTTTTTGTTGTTCTTTTTAGACTTGAGGGACTTAGTAAATGCTGCCTTGATCTGGGCTTTACTCGCCCCCTCTTCCACATCAAACTCCACATCATTAGAGAGATTGGAACAAGAGACTAGGTAATACTTTGTATAACCCAAACCTTCTAGTGCAATTTGCTTATCTTTCTTCCACTCAGCTAGCTTCTTCTCATTGTACTTAGCAGCTTGGCGGACATAGTAGCCAGATGAGCGCTCCATGACACGGAAACCAGTAAAGGTGCTGTTAGGGAAGCTCTCGCGTAGATCATCTAGGAGAGTGGTGGTAAGGTTGTAATTAGCCTTACGAACTACCCCCGTCTGGCGGTTGCGAAGGTAAAGCTTGGAGTTGCCATCAACGCGGGAGGTGACATAGTTAGTCTCTCCCCTGTATTCAACTTCCCTAACATACATGGTACCCATGCTCTCACCATCAGTGAGGATCATGCAGTGAGCCTTCTCAACATTGGTGCGCTTCTGGAACTCAGGAATGATCTGGTGGAGGCACATCAAACTCTCGTTGAGGGGGGTACCAGAGAGGCTGAGCTGGCTAGGAACGTAGCCATGACTATAGCCATCAAACATGGATGCGATGGTGAATAAAAGCTCCATATCGCGGTGTAGCTCTTTACGAGAGACTCTACTGGTGAGAAAGTTCAGGAGAGAGAAGTGACTCTGGATGTAGAACTTACCACCTTGCTTCTCAGCAACTTTGCGAGAATAATCATACTCTTTCCACTCGTTGGAGAAGGCATAAACATCGAAGGGGATGTTTACTTTGTCGCAGAACATGCAGAGGGAGAGAAGCTGCTTTACCGTGTCCTTAAGTATATGACACATAGAACCCGACCAATCAAGAACAAATACCAGACCATGATTCTTACCTTGAGGGAGGTGAGTAACCTTCTTGAAAAGGTCCTCATTGTACCTATAGCTATGTAGCTTGGTGCAGTCTAGAACTCCCGTGCGACTCGTGCGGGCGCGAGCATATGCAGTCGCAGACTTCTTACACTCAAACTCTTTGACCATGTAGTTAACTTCACTTTGGATCTCACGCTTGAACTTGGCAAAAGCCTCTGTGTGAGTCTTGACGGCGTACTGATACCACTGATCAGCCGCTCCTTCAGACTGGTGCTCGGCAATATAATCACGCTGCTTCTGCCAGCTGGTGCGAGCAAACTCACCGATCTCTTTAGAAGAAATAATGATCTCATCTAGATCCACTGTGGGATACTCAACGTAGGTAGGATCATCGTAGTAGCCCTTTGAAGCTAGATCCTTCAGCTTTTCCTCTAGCTTATCTACCGTCTCCAACCTATCCATATTCCCGTGCTCACCACCCACAGGATCTAAATCGCTCTTAGGAGCCTCTATAGGGTCGCTCTTTTCTCCTTCACCCAGTTCCTCCAGATCCTCAGAGGAAGCCCCTTCCTGGTCCTCCTGAGCGCCTTCCTGATCCTCTTCTTCACCAACCCCACCGTTCTGACTATCTTGCTGGCTTTCAGCCTCTGGAGCATCCTGGGGAGCAGACTCGTCTTCCTGGTTATCTTTCTGGCTGAGCTCATACAGAGCAGCAGCTGCGTCCATAGCATCCTCAAAAGTCTCAGCAGCTGCAATCTGATCAATCACAACCTTCTCTTCGGGAGTGAACTTAATCTTAAGAAAGTTCCCTACCTTGAAATAAAGATTAGCTCGATCAGCAACCCCCATCGTGTTGGGATCTTTATCACCTAACTCGAAAAAATCTTCTTCATAAAGATGTTTATATCCTGCATAAAAAGTTTTGGGAAGTCCACCAAAGCGGCGCTTCATCATGGTCTCAATACGAACATCCTCAGTTACGTTGAGATATACTTTCGGTACCTTCAGACTTTCTGACCAATCCGTATTGGGTGTGTAAAGAGCATGACCAACCTCATGAGCGATCAACATATCATAGACCGCATTTGTTGCCTTCTCCCAAATAGGAAGAGTCAAGACGCGACTCTTCACGTTAAAATACGCAGTCTCTACTCGCTTGTGCTCAATGATCAAGTCCTCGCTAGCGAGGAGCTTTGCAAGAGTGCCTTTGACTTCGAGATTGATCATTGAATCCTTTTCGTATGCACATAGTATACAAATAAAAAAGTCCCCAGCAGGGGACAGTGGACACTAGTGGATGTGACACCCATCTGCATGGCAGTGCGGCTTAGGAGCACTACTGAAATCTAAGGAGAGTACAGAACCCATAGCCATTAGGACAGCTAGGATGATGAGAATTTTGCCCATAAGAAGTATACGGTTATAATTATTTAGTTCCTAATGAGGAATTTGTCGCTCATAATCCAACCTACAATAATATACTTACTCCCCTTTGTCACTTCCATTCCCTGATGTGCCCACAATGGAGTAGAAGGGAAGATCATTAGCTTCCCTGTCTCTGGAGTAATGATATGCCCATCCTCATTGAAAAACTGAGTCCCACCCCCTTCAAAATCATCATTGAGATAGAAGATGTAGCTAAAGTCTCTACACTTAACAATGTTGGGATCATTAGTAAGCTTGACGGCAAAATCATTATGCCACTTATAATATTCACCAACCTCTGTTCTCTGAATGTTATAGCCACTATCTATAACATTTACCATCTGACCATAGTTAATGCCGAGATTTTGAATATGACCAAGGTACTCTTTCATGTACCCACCCAATTTCTCGTATAATTTGCTGTCAACTTCTCCCCACCCCTCCTCAGCCAAATAGCTGATATTGAGATCAGTGGACTTTTTGTATTCCGAATTATCCACACCGAGATACTCACCACTGGTCACCCCTCGTTTTTTTCTATCATCTTCCTCAAAAGTATTAATAATCTGTTGACATAGCTCTTTATCAAGAACGTTCTTATATTCAACAATAAAGTCAGTTAGTTTATGCATAATCAAGGAGACTCACAAACAAATTTACCAAACATCCATCCAGTCATGATATACTTAGCACCATCAGTGACGACATCACCTCGGTGAATATACATGTGGTTCGCTGGGAAGAAGATCAGTTTACCTCTTTCAGGTATTATAGCACAGGTTTCGTCATTAAAAAACTGGGTCTGACCACCTTCAAAACTGTCATTCAAATACAAGATGAACGTGGCAACACGCTCACCATCGCTCACCATACTCATAGAGGTTGTCTCGTAGATTTCTAAACCTTCCATCAATAGTAGCATCATGGTGCCACTGATAGCTTTCACCTCTGCAAGTCTTTTGGATTTGGTACCCCTCATCAAAGAAGTTTGGGTAAGTCTCATACCCAAGTTCTTTATTGAGATATTCGAGATAGTTTGAGAAGCCTTTGGTTACTACTTCATATAATTTCTCATCAACATCCTTCCACTCAGGGAGCGTAGAGATGTGTAGATCAGTTGACTTCTTTATTTGATCATCACCAATCACAATACCACGATACTTTCTACCATCTGCATCAAAGCGCTCAATT